GCTGGGTTTAGCAGAATTAACGTTGGTGTAATTCCTGCCGCTAGGTTTTGGGATATTAGTCCACATTAGAATTCAAATCCTGTAATTGGTAGTGTCGTCGCCTGGAGCGGCGTTTGCACCCCTTTACTTAAGGTTGAAATATAATTTTCCAATCTTTCAGCGTATTTAGCATTAAACTTGTCACCATCAGGGATACGAGCCGTACCTAATGAGTAAAGATAAGAAGCCGCTATCCGCCAACCCAAGATTGTAGTATCTAAGTTCTCCGGGTAAGCTACGGTATCTGAAGTCGCCGAATACTCGGTAGGCTTTAGGAAGTAATAAATCCGAATCAATTGGGAAAGGGCATCAGAAGAGGTTGGGGTAGGGAAGATTTCAAACCAATCGCCATGGTCGTCAAATTGGGGGAGCGACTTAGACGCATTCCCCCTTAGCCAGGAAAAAGAAGACTGCCCCGCAAGGTTAGAGATATCTACTTGTTGGGCTTGTTTGTAGTTACTTGGGTTAGTATCGGTATAATTAAGTTCAATAGCTTTCAAAAACAGCATATCCGTAGGGTAAAGGTAAGTCCCCACATTAGCGGTAGCCGGAGTGTAGGCCTCTTGGATTTGGGAAGCATCTACACCACGGGAGACTAATCGCCTATGAAAATCTTGTAGGGCTTCATTGGCAAAAATAATCCCATTGGCATCAGTCAAGCCATTGGAGTCGGTTTGGACTTGGGCACGGGCGAAAGCTAAGACGGTTGCTAAAGTCATATAATTTCCTTATCCTTGGGCGCTTCAATTGAATCGCCCAAAGGAAGAAAACTAGAGGTTAGTTCGAGATTGCGCTCTCAATTCTCTGAATTCTTTGTGTTGCCGCCGTATCTTCAAACCTAGTAACACCCAAAGTCACCTTACCCCCAATAGAGGTATAAAGGTTAAGTGGGTTGTTAGAGTCTGGTGTGGAGACGATTATCGGAGTCGGAGGCTGGAAAAAACCCCAACCAAAACTGTCTTGTCCCAACACTGTAGTCGGGAATACGGGGACAGTTGAATTGTAGTAATTCTGCCAGGACGATTCCAAATAACGGACGCCACGGAAATTAGTCATGGTGCCTTTTAAGAGGTCGTCAACCGAAGTATAACGGCCCACGTCAATCCAGCCGCCGGAAGCGGTGGCGGACATTAAGTCGGCCATAACTTGCGGATGGATAACTGCGACATAGTAATCGCCATCAAAAGGTTGGACACCGGCGGCGTTAGCTGAACGCAGCATTTTAACCGCACGGGTCATTTCGTTTTGGGTGATTAAGTCACCAGCACCCAAACCGGTGCGGGAAGTCTTACCACCAGCATAAATAACACCATTAGTGCCGCCGTTAACTACGTTTTGGATAGCGGAGTCAACCATGCGGGCTAAAGCGTCATTTACGGATTTAGAAGCCTCATCGACTACTTCAATGGCCGAAGAGTGCATTAAAAGGTCGGAAACCTGCACTAAAATACCAAACTGGTTCTGCCCAGTCGAGTAAGAAGTAGCACCCCAAGTCACAGCTGTTGGGTTGGTGCCTTCAGTAATGGCAGCCACACCTTCAGTCGAGGACACAGGGAAACCACCGGCAGTTGCCGCAGCCCCGCCTTGGACAGAAGCTCCAGCACCCCAGACCGAACCTGATAGCACCGAGTTAGCTCCGGTTGTGAAAGTCATTCCGAAGTTAATCTTAACCGGCAACTGGTTGGGTTGGGGGAACACAATGCGGTCATAGCCTTTCGGCACGTCACGCTTTTTGCCCAAACGGGCGTATCTTAACTGAGGTTCAAGCACTCTTACAATATCACTAATGTAAGAAACCAAAAGTTCGGATTGGTTATTACTTGAGCCACCCCACGAACTACTACGGACCGTAGGATTTGCGGCCATATAATTGGCCTATCGTTATAGGCTGATTTTTCGCAAAGTCTGGGATAAAGAACCAGGTTCTTGCCGCTCTATTTCCATAAGAGCTTCCCGTTTCTCCGCTCGGGTCATTTCTCCAATCGGTTTTTCGTCCCCGCTTTTAATGGCAGTGGATGCGGAACCTCCAGCAGGAGAAGAACGTTGGGGAGGGGGTGTTAATTTACCGGCTCTAGCTAACACCGAGATAGCAGCGTCTTCCATATCATAGCCAGCCATTACTTTTTCCTTAATCTTGTCTTGGTAATCGGCGGCATCCTGATATTTAAGTTTAGAGAAGTCTTTGTAGAACTCAACTTCTTTTTGGGCTGCCTCAGCGGCTGCTTTAGCTTCATCCCGCTCTTTAGCGGTCATTTCAACCTTTTCGGACAGGTCTTTGAATCTGTTATCGGAACGAGGGGGTTTTTCAATCTTTTCTTCTTCTTGGTCATTTTCCCCTTCGTTATCAGTTGGTAAATCATCTGACATATCAGCTCCTTACATCAACCCAGGCGGCGAACTCTGGGCGAGAATTAGTTGTTATACATCAAACCTGCGAGGTGACTAACCTGCAAGCGAGAATTAATTAATCTTAAACCTGTCCAAATGCTTCTGCGAACAGGTAAAAGAGTCACACACAACGACTAGCTTATTTGGGTTATCGGGGTGGACATGGACTTTAAGTTCCCTTTGGTTGATTACGTCGATAGGATTTGAGTCCTCAGGGCAATAAGAGCACCTTAACTCTCCAATCCCTTTAAAATGAGGACAAAGGGTGTATTGCACATGGGAAGGCTGTAAATTATCTATCACCCCACAGAACTCACATGTTCCCGCAATAACCCTGGGATACATGTAACTATACGAGACGGATTTGCTACCTTGACGTTCTATTTGTGGCATTTTCGTTAAATTTCCGTTAAGCTTTTAAGCTTCTGACAAGCTATTAAGCTTTTTGTTAATTGCGTTAATCTCTGATTTATAAGCTTCAGCCAGCTTATAAAAGTCATATCTCTTGGCCCATTCCAAATTCCCCTGGAGCCTGTAAATCTTTGGGCTGTTGAGTTCATAGTTTTTAGCTTCGCCTAAGAGTTGCTTTTCCAAATTCTCTACCTGTCCATCGAGTAACAGTTCCTTCAGGGTGTTCCAGTCATCGTTTTGGGAAAGGTTAGAGATAGCTTCAACCAACCTGCTTAAACGGGCTTTACGTTCCCGTAAAACCGGACTGGTGTCAATCTCTATCTCCTCTTGGAATAAAGCATTGTTCATTAGGCTCGGTTAGACTGGTTGTGGGCGTAAATATCTACCTGCAACTTATCATTAGTGGTGACGTTGCCGGTAAAAATAACCCCGATACGGGCAAAAGTATCTAAGACCGGAAGGCCTGAGTACTGACCTGCTCCCAGTGAAGAGGCGGCGGCTGAACCTATAGTTCCGCCAATAGAAGCGGCAGTTTGTCCACTAGTAGTTGAGGAAGCGGTGTTAACAAAAGTCCTTTGTCCTGGGCCTAATACGGGGATATAAGTCCAATCAGCCGTTGTGTTGTTGTTGACGGTGACTACTTTGGTTCGGGCTACGTCATACCAAGTCGTGCCGCCGTCGTCAGTTGTTTGGAAAGTCACTGAAGCTGACGTGCCGACAAGCGAGGCTTGGAATTTCATGGTTAAAGCGTCTGTGTCTTGCGGAAGGTTAAAAGTTTTGGTAGTCATACCGGCTACCGAACCTGCCCCGACATCAGCGGCATCTGAATAGCTTAAAATCTTAATGGGTTTTCTTATTGACATTGTAGTTTGTAATTAATTATTACGACCTTTTAAGTTGAGTATTTCCTGCCGAAGAAAGTCTTTTCAGCGGCAGTATTTAATCTGGCTTTGGTGCCTTTCCCGCTATATTTGGCTTCGTGTTTCTTCTCCATCATCTTACCTTTAGCGGTTTCTTTATTACCTTTCATGGCACCAATCTTATTCATAACCTTATAAGGTATAGAGCTGTTTGCCCCATACTCTTTCTTTAATTTGTTCTCCAAAAATTTAGGCATGTTAATACTCCGTGGTTAATACACTGGAAACTCCCAGTGACTTAATAGCTAATCTGTTGTATAACCCCTCCGCTCGATTTACGCCTTGGACGCTTTGGGGATTTTGGGTCAACGTAGTATCCCTAGGCACCACAAACCTGCGGTAAGTAGCATTCGGGACAACGTGGTCAAAGTTGGCGCTCCCAGCGGCAGTTACCACGCTTCCTGAACTATTGGTGGAGGTTATCCATTTAATTGCCACGCCGGTATTGATAGCCGCCACTTCAACCATGGTCGTATCATGGCCTAAATTGAGGATAGAGGAAGTTGTGGCATTTTCCGAAGTCCAACTGGCATTAGCCGGAAACGGCGAAGGAAATCCCTGTAAAGGATTGCTATTTTTGTCAGTTGGGAGTTGTTCGGCGTAAGTGTTCATGTTATTGTGGGTTAGAATGGACGAAACTTGTAGTTTCCGAGGTGGTAACTACGACTTCCTGGGTGATAGTGAAATCAATCCCATTCTTGTCGGCTACGGCCTGGAAATCAGCTTTTAATGCGTCGGTCATTGTTGTAAGTTATTAGTTGGTTCTGGTTGAATCTCTGTCTTTAATGGGCTAACCGCAGCAAGAGGCGACCTTTTCTCGGCACCTGCACGTAGCCCGTTTTTGCGGGCAGGGGCAACCACCGAGCCTCCCTGCTGTTGCTGACTAGCCATCATTTGATTAGGGTCTAATTTTATACCCGCCTGGGCAGCCATCTGTGCCTGTCCTTCAGGCGGTAAATCTTTAAAACTAATACTTTCTGAAACTTTCTGCTGTTGCTGTTGGCCTCCCTGAGCTTGTCCCCCACCCATTTGCTTGCTTTCGGCTAAGAACTTCTCGTGTTCAGCGATATGGAACCACATTGCCCAAGTCCGTTTACCTGGAGTTATCATATTGTGAGTGTAAATATGGGTAGTGTGGTTATCTTGGGGTTGGGCAGCCACGTATTTATCATCAATGAGTTGTTGGTTCTCATCCTCAGCTTTCATCTCATCTAAAGTCTTAGGCAGCATAATGTCTATCAAACTTGGGTCTTGCAGGAACTTGGGGAAGAAAACGTATTTGTTAAAGTTTCTTAACCCGTCAGGGTCTAGCGTCTGGACTAAGTTTGGATAGAGTTGCATCAAATCCCGTCTTAATACCAGCTCTTTGTATTCAGCTTCTTTAGCGGAGTAAACTAACACGCCAGGGGGGAATTCGGTATTAAATAGGCTCATGTCAATCATTTGGCTATCGATACCTTTAACTCCCACAATATTGGCCATCTTTTCGCCTAACTCATCGGAATATTTAGCGTAGCGATGGAACCAATGGCTCCAAAACTCCGCTTCACCGAACTGCAGGACTTTACTCTGTAAGCTCTGTGCCATATCAGATAGTTGCTGGTCAATAGCCGCTTCGGTAGCAGTGTTGTTGCCTTTTTTTTGTTGTGGTTGCGAAGCAGTGTTAGTTCCGACAGGTTCGTTAGCTTCAGTAGTTAAAAGGGAAATAAACTGCAATAACTCAGGCGACATTGGTTCCTGGGTGTTAATTGGCCCAACTGAATTCTCACCCACCGTAATCCCCTCCAACTTAATATGCTGGTTAATCTGGCGGGACATAAAATTGGTAACATCTGTTACGTTGTCGTTATACCAATAAAGCGGATTAGCTTTATCCTTAGCAGCTATATAAGCAAGGTTTAAAAGAACTGACTTAGCCCTGTGTTTATCCTCTAATAAATCAAACACCCCAAAGGAGATTGATGAATGCGGCTCACGGAAACACTCCTTAACTACAATAGGCCATTTTGAGCCTTTATCACCATCGCCGTAGTCTAAGTCCTCAAAATCCAGTTTCTCGGAGTAAAGGATTTTAGAAAAGTCTTTATCTACCCAATAACAAGCCTTATCTCCGTCGTCGTCATAACCATAAAACTCTAAGATTTGGTAAATATCGGAAGTTACCGAATTAGGCGCAGGCTCAATGCCTTTCTTAGCTAAATCCCTGACTGATTTGTAAGACCACAAATATGGGTCCATTCCTGAAGGAATTTCCTCTGGTTTAGAGATGCCGTCAATTGTGCCGTTTTTAATCAATCTCTTTAATTCAACTTCGCTCTTGCTTATCCATTTCCAGTAATATCTCCAATCCTGGACTTCTTCGAACTCAGGGTCATAACCAAAGACTAATGGGTTAATAACACAAGGCTCCATTATCTTCCGTTTCTTATTGAATTTATAAGTCTCGCAATAACCCCTGCCAAACGCTAAAGTATCCCAATCCCAGTCGTAATCCAGCTTAGCTTTCTCCATTTCAATATAGTCCGATTGGGCTAAGATGTTGTAAGCATTAAGCTGCTCCTGCTCAATTCCTTGTGAAGGTAGGAATTTAATCTGCATCTTATCATCATAAAGGGATGAAAGTGTGCGATTAAACAAAGTCAAAAGCAGCGTAGACGCAATGTTCTGGTCGCCACGCTGCAAATTGTTAAGCAAGCCTAATTGCCTTACTTGCCTGCGTTTGCGGGCTAAAAGGAAATTAAAAGACTCTAAATATCTATCTTGGATGTATTTTAGTTTGTCGCTGCCCATGAAAAAAAGACTGAAGATAATTGAGTATTCGCCGCCAAAAACCTAACCTTTGGGGTAAGGGGCGAAACTTAGGTATCCTTAGTCTTTGTTCGTGTCTAATCCGATTGTAAAGCCGTCGCAACCGCCTCTGCCTTTTAGCTTCTTGTAAATCCATTATAGCAAAGATTATTTCTTTTGTCCACTAAAAATGTCTTGGAGAGCTTTAGGCTTGCCTGAAATCGTCTTAATGCCGTGTTTATTAAACCTAGGCTCGCAAAGGATAAAGATGCGGTAACGCTTCTTGCCAATCACTACCCTAGGGTTAATATCTTCATTAGCTACTAAGCCTTTAGACCAAATTAAGGCTTTCATATGCGGCCAATGGGAATTAAACAACTCCTGTTTAGTAGGCACTTTAGCGTTGGGAATCATGGCAAACTCAAAGATTTCCAAACTCATTGGACGGCCTGAGGCTGAATCCAAAAGAGGCTTGCCCTCGGTTTCTATAGTTGTCCCATACCAATCATTCCGGTTGCCCATTATTCCAAATCTCCACAGTCCGGTCTCCAAACGCCCGTCCTGCGTTAGCTTTTACCATTTTGTTAGTCCTAATCGCAGTATCATTAACCACCATAGTAAGCACAGCAGCATCAACGCAATTAGGAGACATAATCCCTTCCCTAAACAAATCTTCCTTAGGCTGGATAATAATCTTGCCGTCCTTATTTTTATACTTCACATACTCAAACTCATTCCAACCAGGGTCTTGTAACAATCGACCTCCTGATAATAACCATCTGCGCTCCCTAAAATGCCATTCAGCTTTAAGGTTTTGGTATTGCTCATCCTCGCTCTTCTCGCCAAAGCTTACGCCTCTTACAGGGAAATCCATATCTTTTAGCCTGTCAAATACTCCTTGCCCTATACCGGTTTTATCAATAACAATGAAATCGCAACTAAACTGACGATAATAATCCACGACCTGGCCCACCAAGTCCATCGTATTCTGAAGCCTTTGATTGAAAAGAATCTGCTGTAAATTACCAGACTTGAGAACAATACATGAATTATCGCCGCCAGCAGCAGGGTCAACGCCCAGAATTTTATAACCGCTATGCTCATTGGAGTTAGTTAAAACGCTTTGCAGCTCCCTGTCAGTTAAAAGCCTTAAATAACCTTTTTCATCAATTCCCTCATCAAAAGCATCCCAATTGCCTTCAAGGTAGGCTTTCCGTTGATTCTCAGGCAACGATTCAAGTGATTTATAATACTCGCTAGGCAAGTGAGGATTATCAGTAGGAAGAGCGGGGACAAAAACAAATTCATATTGTTCTTTCTCATCAGGTGGGAACATCCGTTTTACCCACATATTCTTTACCCACGCCTCGCCTAATGGGTTACAACCGGCTATGAATCGGACATCCCTAATCCCAGGCCAGCGATGGCGAGAACGCAACATATCAAAAGTAGTCTTCGGATTGCGGTTTATTTCATCGATTGCAATGACTGCAAACTCAACCGAGAGATATTTGGCTGGGTCATCCAAGTTTCTAAAAGCAATAATTCCGCTGCCGTATTCTGGAGCAAGCGTGAATTCATGTTTAGCTTCGTTAAATCTACCAAGCCAGTCTGGGAATTCGAACTTAACCTTTGACAGATGTCTGTCGTTAAGCGATGGGTAATCTTCACAAAAAAGCCCAGCACGAACACCTTTAATCTGATACTTAGCATAATATTCCATTAACCAATAAACACAAGCCCATCTAAGCCATCTGGATTTGCCGCTTCCTACACTTCCTCCGAATAAAGTATATTTAAAACGCTTAGAGGCTAATAAAGCTTCTTTTTGTTTCGGAAAGAAACCGGATAATTCTGTAAAACTAATCTCTTCGTCATTCATCCAACTTTACTATCTTAGATTTAACTTCGCCGCTTAATTCCATATCTTGTTTAGGCTGTCCTTCTGCCATCCGCCATACTAATTCCTCTGGTAAAGCTTCCATAAATCTTATCTTTTCATCTTCTGGCAACAATTCTAAATACTCACGAGCGAATGTTTTAAGGGATTTAGCGCCTTTTGGCCGCCCACCTGGATTACCTGATTGTCCTTTAACAAACTGATAACCCTTAATATAATCGTATCGCTGTTTTTTACCCTGTTCTGTGCGTTGACTTTGTTCTTCTTCCATTGTGTAATATTTAATCTAAAACCACACTTAAAATACTTTTAATACCTTTAGGTAAAGTTTTGTGAAATTTTTCCCATTTCTCTACCATTTCATCAACTGAAACTTTTGCTCCTTTTGGGAATTTTATTCCTACAAAATAATCAACCTTGATTGGCAACGTATACCGATGTAGAGATTTAACTTTTTTTATAAATTACATTAAAAATAAACCAATTATTTACCCCAATCTTTTCGGGTAGTTACATCAATCATTTCTTTGACTTCTAATGGGTATTTTTCGATTAATATTTTGACTTCTTTAGCTATAAGACTATTATAAAACTCTTTACAAACTTCACATCGCCCGTAAATGTGGGATTTAAAGCAGGTGCATTCTTTCATAATCTAGGATTGCTTTTATAAGATTGTCGGGGATTTCTTGTTTTGGTTGCTTCCAAGCAATTATCGGCAGGCCGTTGGCAAAACCGACAATTTGGAATTGTCCATCTAGTTCAGGACCCCAAGAATAATTAACAGCGAAATACATTTCCTTTATTATAGCAAATTTAAGTATTTTTGTCTATTTTCTTTTAAATATTGGGGCCAATCGCTCTCATCTGTCCAAAATTTAAACTTCCTATTTGGGTCATTAAATCTTCCGTCAAATATATCTCGGTTATTTTTAGCGTTTTCAATTATTAAATCAGTTGGCGTTCCGTAATAACTATCAGTTTGGTCTTGTTCGCCTAAAGTACGGGTGCTTTGGACTTTGCGTCTTACTTCATTTTCTCCACCCTGATAAGTAAAATGCCAACCTCCGTTTTCTAATTTAATTTCGCCTTTTTGCTTAATATTATTAATGATTTCATTCTTTAATCGGTTATAAGTTAAACAAATCGTTCCTGTCCAATCCTCACTACACCTGTTATTTAGCCTATAGTAATAAACTAATTGCTTAAAACCATAAATTTTGTCATCAGAAATTTTTAAGTCAGGATTCCAAATCTCATCAGCATCAGATATATAAATAATATCATCATCTTTGCAGTTTTCAAGCGGTTTTCGTATCATTTCCATAGCGTAATAGACTTTCATCCAATAAGGGTTGCCAAAACTGGTATTTTTACTTTCCTGGGCTTGTTTGACAATTTCAGGGTCAGCCATTAAATCAAACTGGAAATTGATAATTTTATCCTCCCATTTCTTAAATCGCTCCTTATTCTCTTGGTAATAACTTTTCTCAGGTAAGCCGTTAAAAGCCTGCTTTGCTTCACAAATTACGAATTTATCTATGACTTTATCCAAAACATTCAAGCGGATTTCTAAAATATCTAACTCGCCATGGAACAAAAACACATCATAAATCATAAATCCTCCAAAATTTTAATATCTCTTAATAAATGCGCACTTGGCTGCCCTGGGGTTAAGTAGGCCTTTTGTCCTATCCGGCTGTCGCTTTTAAGGCCTTTTAAGACATCTTCATAATCCGCTCCGACCGCCTCACAATTCTTCGCTATCTTATTAGCAAATCCTATTGACATCGCCAAAAACCCGTTTGTGGCGTGCTTTACCATGGCTGCGCTTTCTAAAGTCATAAATAACAACGACCCTTTATACCATTTGTAAAACTCTTCCATCTGGGGTCTTAAAGCTTTCGAACAGCCGATTATTTGCCTATCAGCGTTTAAATAAAGCTCTACACCTTGGGCTATCCTTAAGTTCTCTGGATTGTAAACAAAATCCCTACCTAAAATCTTCCTAAAGTTCTTTAAAGCAGTAACTGGAATAGGCGACATTATAATTACTAACTTATCAGATTTTCTGGCTTGAGCTAAAACGTTCTCAATTTCTTCCAAATTAACGCTGTAATCCTCATTAATTGGGGTATCGATGGCTATAATTAAACACTCCCCAGCTAAGCCTAATTGGTTAATAGCTTCAGTTATGGTTTTAGCTAAATGTCCTTGGCCTATAATTTCCATAAATAAAATAAATTACGTTCTAAAAGTTGGGCATCGCCTGGGTAAACATCCCATTCTAAATAGCTTCTTAATTCTTCATAAACCGATTTAGGATGTTGGAGAATGTTTTCTTTAGGTAGTATGTAATTCGAACCTGGCGCAAATTTATTGTATTCCCGCTCGTTCATCTTAAAAAACTCTTTAATTTGTTTAGCCCACTTAGCGGGCCGGACATTTAAATACCAATAATCGTTTCGCTCGCAATACATTCCCCCCTCATACCAACACACCGGCCTATAAGTATGGTGTTCTAAGCTTAAAATCGGCGTAAATGTTTGATTGTCTTTAATCTTTTTGAATTCTCTCGGTTTAATGTAGTCAAATAGATTCGCCTTCGTATATACCGCACAGTCTGGGAGATTGTCGTAATTATCAATGATATAACTGAACTTATCATAAATATCCGAACCCATATTGGGAACGACAATAGCATTATCCAAAGGTATCTCAGAGCGGTCATATAAAATTACATCATTAGTATAATCTTGGATGTAAGAAA